CGTAGTGCAATCCATCATGGAGAGCTGGTTCATAGGTTCCCCGTGGGATGGTAGCGATCCAATAAGTTCCTTGACGTCGTGACATTGCATAAGATTTGAGATTAAAGATTACTTTTTTTTTTCTTTTTTGTTTTTTTTTGATTTCTTTTATACCTGAGTCGGGAATTTTTACCCAATCAAATTCCAGAAGAAGGCGGAAGAATTTTTAATTTTTCCGTAAATGAGTCATTGATATTAATTTGCTAACACTAGCGGTTAGGGCTTAGTGGTTAGGGCTTAGTGGCTTGGGCATAACAGGTTAGGCCTTGGGCAGATCAAGCATCTCGGGGCTAGTTGGCGAGAATAGGCAAGAGTGATTTTTTTTTAATTTAAACTTTAAACTTTAAGCTTTTAACTTTAAGCTTCGCGATTAAGCTTTAAGCTCCGCTATGTAAGACCGCGTTCCGCCCGTAGGGCGCTGAGAACGCAAGTATTACTTACATAGCGGGTTCTCGCTTCTCAATGAATTCTCAACCGCCACAGGCTGGAATTGAGTAAATTGTGTGTTTCTTATTATTAAATGGCTATTGTTATGAAACGCAAGAGAACCTCTAACGCTTCTCGTCCCTCAAAGAAACAGAAGCGTACGTATAACAAGAAGTTTGTCAAGAAAGCTACTTCTGCTTATCGTTCTGTTAGTCGGAAATCGAATACTGTTAATAGTTTGGTTGGGAAGAAACATGTAAAGGCTGGACGAAAGTATGTTAAATCAAATCCAAAACTTGATCGTCGTATTAGACTTGTTGCTCAGAAACAGGCGATGAAAGATCTTCCTATTTACGATTGTAAGGAAACTTTCCTTGGTTCGTTGTCTTCTAGTATTGCAGCAAACGGACAACTCTCTACTGATGTGTTTACACCAACAGCTGCTACTGCCGGTGGGGTAGATAATGATGCATTTCATATGCTTACTAAACAAGAAATTGCTTCGCTTATTCTCAAAGGATTTGCGGTTACAAACTCTACAGCTCAACCTATTAAATGTAATGTTCAGTATGCGAAGAAGTCTTATACAATTACTAATAACACTTTTGCTTATGTCCAATTCAGTGTCTTAGAGTATGTTTATGATGATGACTCAAACAGTCTTCCTCGGGATGAATGGATTGCTGGTATTGCTAGTTTACCTAAGATCACTGGCGGAGCTGCTCAGGATGTCGATCAATTTGGTCAGAAACCATACGATGTCAAAACTTGGAAATCTAGATTCAAGTACAAGGAAGTTAAGTTTGAATTAGCTCCTGGTGCTAGTTATACTCATACGATTTACTCTTCTAATATTGATATCGATTTGGCTCATTGGAATGACATCACTTACAAAAAGGGAATTACGAAGGGAATTTTTTTGATTTATAATTTCAAGCAGGTTGGTTCTGGTGCAACTGGTGTTGATGCTGCTTTTGCTGGTGTTGCAGCAACTACTGCTCAGATTACTGTTCGAGTTGATGCCCACTTCAAAGTTACTTGTCCAGAGACTGCGATTGAAACTGAAAGTGTAGACAAGTGGTTTAGAGCTGCAACTGTTGCTGCTTTTGTTGCGCCTGCGATTAGTGTGTTTGATCGCACTGCTTTGGCGCTTAATGCTAACGTTTAATAAATTTATTATTGTTCGCGTTCCGTAATATGAATTATTTCAATTCTTCTTTCAAGTGCGGCGTAGGTTTCTTCATCAAGATCTGGATACCATCGATTTGGGTGGATGTTGCTTGTGAAGAAGAATGTTTTTGCTTGTAGGATTTTGGTTGATCCTTTAACTTCAACACGCACTGGGTAACGGTCAAGCCATCGTAAGATATGGGAGATATCGATTGTACCTCTAAATTCATCGAAGATAACGCAGTCTTGATCCGTGTAGCCATCCCAAAATTTGGAGCGAGGATCTTTATAATATGCAGTACCTCCTGACTTTTGCCAAGCTCGATGCGACTTTCCAGTGCCAGTCGGGCCCCAATAAACGGTTGCGTGTCTATCCATTGCAACAGGTTGCAGGTAGTCTGAACGGATTCGGCAGAGTGAAGGATAACAGCGAACAAATATATCTGCTGGGATTTCGTCAAGTGTTCCAGATTTAGCAAGATCTCGGACTTCTTCCCAATCGGTTGGGTCATTTCGTTTGAAAGGTTTTTTTCCAAACTCAAATGGTTCGCCGATTCTTGTTTCTTCTTTCCAGACGTAAGCTTCTGCTGCTTTAGATCTGGTAAGTTCGTAGTGCGCTTCGGTAATCCCGAATATCTCCCTGACTTGATGTATGGACGCTTTTTTGGCGGTGATGAAGAAGATTTGCCAATGCTGGTAGTCGGTAGATTCACCTTGTTCAAGTTGGCCTTTAACGTAGTGCAATCCATCATGGAGAGCTGGTTCATAGGTTCCCCGTGGGATGGTAGCGATCCAATAAGTTCCTTGACGTCGTGACATTGCATAAGATTTGAGATTAAAGATTACTTTTTTTTT